TATACGTGCTCCGGAACGTCGTGTGTTTTATGTAGACGTTGGTAACATGCCCGCACACATGGCCATGAGCTTTGTTGAGCGTGTGAAAAATGAAATCAATCAACGTCGTATACCTAGCCAAGCAGGCGGCGGACAGAACATCATAGATGCTAGCTATAATCCGTTGAGCATCTCTGAAGACTACTTCTTTCCCCAGACCGCAGAAGGTCGAGGATCAAAAGTAGATGTTCTACCAGGTGGTACTAATCTAGGCGAAATCGACGATCTACGCTACTTTACTAATAAACTATTCCGTGCTTTGCGCATACCTAGCAGCTACTTGCCAACCATGCCTGACGACAGTCAAGCACAGCATGTGGATGGCAAAGTAGGCACAGCCTACATTCAAGAACTGCGTTTTAACAAATATTGCGAACGTCTACAGAGCCTGATGATCGGAGAGTTTGATCTAGAATACAAGAGATGGTTGATAGATCAAGGCATCAATATTGACAATTCTCTGTTTGAACTTAAATTTAATCCTCCACAAAACTTCGCAGCTTATCGTCAGAGCGAACTGGACAACGCTAGAGTACAGACGTTTGCTGCTTTACAAGAAGTGCCTTACCTCAGCAAGCGTTTCTCTATGAAACGTTTCTTAGGATTGAGCCAAGAAGAGATCGTAGAAAACGAACGTATGTGGAAAGAAGAAAATGGTTCTACTGTAGCAGCAGCTCTAAACGCAGCAGCAGAATTGCGTGGAGTAGGAGTTACACCGGACGGTATTTCAGGCGATCTAGGCGATCAAACAGCAGAAGCACCAGAAGATATGGCAGCGGCTGCTGAACCAGGAACCTCAGAAGCACCAGAAACAGCAGCAGCTACAGCAGCACCGCCAGCACCACCGACTCAGCAGACTATCTAATAAATACAAGATGAAACTTTACGAATTCTTCTATTTCAACGACCAACAAAACGAGTACGTAGACGACAAACGCTACGAAAATCGTGCTGATACCAGTGTCTTAAGAAAAGACGACACACGTAAGATTTCATTGACTCTTCGACAAATCAATCAGCTTCGCAAGCAAAGCGAAGCCCATCAGTTCGAACAGGCTGCTGAGCTAGAATTTATACAGCAGATGTATGGACAGAAACCTGAAGCAGAACAGCCCGCAGCCTAATAACACAGCATTTGTACTCGGTAACGGACGCAGTAGACTGCGTGTAAATCTTGCTGAGATGAAAAAATGGGGCAAGATCTACGGCTGTAACGCACTATATCGAGAATTTGATCCAGACTTTCTAGTGGCAGTAGATGTCAAAATGATCAAAGAAATAGTAGCCGCGGGCTATCAATACAAGCGTCCTGTATGGACTAATCCTAATAAAGAAGTGTTAAATGAGCAGGGTATAAACTTTTTTAACCCTCATAAAGGTTGGAGCTCAGGTCCTACAGCACTTTGGTTAGCTGCTAGCCACGGCATAACCAACATCTATATTCTGGGTTTTGACTATCAAGGAATAGATCAAAAATTCAATAATGTATACGCAGACACTCCAAATTACAAGTGTAGCAGCGAACCTGCTACCTATTTTGGCAACTGGAGCAATCAAACTGAACGTGTGATCAAGGAAAATCAAAAAGTAATATTTACAAGGGTAGCAGAAAAAGATGCTTTCTGCCCTAAGAATCTGTCTGATATAACAGGCAATCTCCGACATATCAATTTTGAACAGTTCGAAGAGGATTTTCCTGGTTGCGTATTTAAATAATCAAAATTGATCAAAAAAGCATCATTTAATACCCAAATATTATCTTAGCATTAAATATATTCGACAGCCCCACAATATTCAGGAGGAATTAACATGGCAGACAAGAATAAAATCGCAGAAATGCTAGAGCATATCGTAAACAACGATACCGCTAAAGCAGAAGAAATCTTCCACAACTACGTAGTGGAAAAATCCCGTGAAATTTACGAAAATCTAATCGAAAGCGAATTAGAAGAAGAAGATCTAGGCGAAGAAGACGACGAAGAAAATGATGACATGGATGAGTCATTTGAAGACGTCGAAATGGGCGAAGCTGATGATGAAACTGACGACATGATCGACGATATGGAAGGCGATGATGAAGGCGGTGAAGAAGGCGAAGAAAACCCATTCGGTGACGAAGAAGGCGAAGAAGGCCATGACGAAGATGCTGAAGCAACCAAGGGCGATATCAAAGACCTAGCTTCTGCTATCGACGAACTACAAGCAGCTTTTGACCAATTCCTACAAGGCGAACAGCATGAAGAAGAAACAGGCGAACCAGGTGACCACGCAGGACACATGGACGCTGCTGCTGACGCACTAGATGGTTCAGAAGAATTTGAAACAGTCGAAGACCTAGACACAGTACGTGAATACGTAGAAAAAGTTGGTAACGATTGGGACAAAAACAATCAGAAAGGCGAAGGCAAGGCCGTAGGCGCACAGTCTGGTTCAGTAACAGGTGCTACAAATACCAAGAGCACAGTAGCTGGCAAGAATGACATGGGCGGAACAACTGCTAACATCGCAAAAGGCGGCGAAGGCGGTGGTTCAGAAACAGGTCTAAGCAAGAACAAGCCACAAGACATGAACACAGGTAACATCAATGTTCCTGGTGGAAAAGCAGGCAGTGCTTTTTCTAAGAAAGAACCAGGACATGGCGCAGAAAAGAAAGGTTCAGGCGAATCAGCTGATAACACAGCAAGTCTTTTCCGCGGTAAGAAGTAATCGGAGCCCTTTAGGTGAAAAACTACCTTAGAGAAAATCTGAGTTTCGACCAAGCGCAATTGGTTCTTGAAAGTTCCGAGGAAGGGGATAGAAAGACCCTGCATCTCCACGGTATCTGTATCCAAGGTGATATCAGAAACCAGAATCAGCGTGTTTATCCCTCTACTGAAATTGCTCGGGCTGTCAAAACTATCAACGAACAGATTGCGGGTGGATATTCAGTTCTAGGGGAAGTGGATCATCCTGCTGATCTACGCATAAATTTGGACCGTGTTAGTCACATGATCACTAAGATGTGGATGGACGGCCCAAATGGTTACGGTAAGATAAAAATACTTCCAACTCCTATGGGACAATTAATTCAAACCATGTTGGAGAACGGAGTGAAACTAGGCGTATCAAGCAGGGGTTCCGGTAACGTTTCAGAAGATGGCAGCGGTAAGGTTTCTGATTTTGAAATCATTACCGTTGACATTGTCGCACAACCAAGCGCCCCGGGAGCGTATCCCACACCAGTTTACGAAGCATTAATGAACACAACAGGCGGTTATAAGGCATTGAATATAGCAAGGGAAGTCCAAGGCGATCCTAAGGCACAGAAATACGTAGCAGAGAGCTTGATGAGAATCATCAAGACCCTCAAATAATTTGTAGGAGAATCACATGCTAGATATAGTAAAACAATTATTCGAAAACAATGTGATTTCCGAAGAGATCAAGTCGGAAATTGAATCCGCTTGGCAAACAAAGATTCAAGAAAATCGCGATGAAGTTACAGCTACACTTCGTGAAGAGTTCGCACAAAAGTACGAACACGATAAGGGCGTGATGGTTGAAGCTATTGACAAAATGATCAGTGATCGTCTACAAGGTGAGCTCGAAGAGCTTGCTGAAGACAGAAATCAATTAGTCGAAGCCAAAGCCAAGTACGCTAAGAAAATGAAAGATGATGCTAAGAAGATGGAGAGCTTTGTGCTTTCTAGACTCGCTGGCGAACTTTCAGAACTACACGAAGATCGCAAGTCTGTAGCAGAAAATTTTGCTAAACTAGAAACGTTCATTGTTAACGCTCTAGCTAAAGAAATTGCTGAATTCCACACTGACAAGAAAGACCTAGCAGAAACAAAAGTCAAACTAGTCCGTGAAGCCAAAGCAAAATTTGAACAAGTCAAGTCTGATTTCGTTAAGAAGGCTACCAAAGTCGTTGAAGCTACTGTTACCAACAAGCTAGCTTCAGAGATGAGCCAACTGAAAGAAGACATCGAAGTCGCTCGCAAGAATGATTTCGGTCGCAGAATCTTCGAAGCTTATGCTAGCGAATATGCTTCTAGCCACTTAAATGAGAAGTCTGAAACTTCAAAACTACTTCGTGTAGTTAGGGAGAAAGAAGCTGCTCTAGCAGAGGCTAAGAAAGCCATTGATGATAAGCAGTCCGTTGTCGAAAGCAAGGACCGCGAAATTCGTATCATGAAAGATACGGTACAACGTAGAGAAATTATGAGCGAACTGTTAAGCCCACTCGCCGGAGAGAAGAAAACGGTGATGAGCGAACTGCTTGAATCCGTTCAAACAGAAAAACTCCGTGGTGCATTTGACAAGTATCTCCCAGCCGTTATGGCCGGCGAGGCTCCTAAAAAGAAGGCAATTACAGAAGGCATTGAAGTTACAGGCAACAAGCAGGCTACTACAGTCAGCGGAGAAGAAAAGACCGCTGAGATTTTTACCATCCGCAAGCTCGCGGGACTTAAAGTTTAAGGAGAACAATAATGTCAGAACTATTAGAGTCACGCTGGCAGGAAACCAAAGAGGCACTACTTGAAGGCCTTCAAGGAACTCGTCGTACGGTGATGGCAACAACTCTGGAAAATACCCGCAAGTATTTGTCGGAGTCAGCCACCGCTGGTGCTACTTCTGCCGGTAACGTCGCAACCCTAAATCGTGTGATCCTTCCAGTGATCAGACGTGTAATGCCAACTGTCATCGCAAATGAACTAGTTGGTGTACAACCAATGACTGGTCCAGTTGGTCAAATCCACACCCTACGTGTTCGCTATGCGGACAGCGCAGGTGGTGTAACAGCTGGTGAAGAAGCATTGAGCCCATTCAAGATCGCTGCTTCATATTCTGGTAATGCTGCTGGTTCTTCATCAACAGCCGCCGCAGGTGCTACAACAGCAGCACTAGAAGGCGTTGCTGGTAAGAAGATGAGCATCCAAATCTTGAAGCAAACAGTAGAAGCAAAGACCCGCAAGCTATCAGCTCGTTGGACTTTTGAAGCTGCTCAAGATGCACAAGCCCAACAAGGCATTGACATCGAAGCAGAAATCATGGCTGCTTTGGCTCAAGAAATCACTGCTGAAATCGACCAAGAAGTTCTAGGTTCACTACGTAACCTAGCTGGTACAGGATCAGAAACATACGACCAGACCGCTGTGTCAGGTACTGCTACATTCGTTGGTGACGAACATGCTGCCCTAGCTGTTCTAATCAATCGTCAAGCAAACCTAATCGCTCAGCGTACACGTCGTGGTGCTGGTAACTACGCTGTAGTTTCACCATTCGCACTAACAATCCTACAGAGCGCAACAACTTCTGCTTTTGCTCGCACTACAGAAGGCACATTCGAAGCTCCAACAAACACCAAGTTCGTTGGTACTTTGAACAGCGCAATGAAAGTGTACGTAGACGCCTATGCTGCTAACAACGCACCTGTGCTAGTTGGCTACAAGGGCTCAAGTGAAAGTGATGCTCCAGCATTCTACTGCCCATACATCCCATTGATGTCAAGTGGTGTTGTGCTTGATCCAACAACTTTCGAACCAGTCGTGAGCTTCATGACAAGATATGGCTATGTTGAACTAAGCAACACAGCATCATCTCTTGGTAATGCTGCTGACTACTTGGCTCGTGTTGAAATCACAGACACAAGCGTAAGCTTCAAGTAATCAAAAACAGATTCGTCTGTTCGAAAGGCCCTACGGGGCCTTTCTTTTTGACTTAAATATTGATATGGAACAAATTACTACCTGGAAAACTCCGATAGCTGTACAAGAGATAGTCGTTGACGACGGAATATCTTGGGATCTATCTGCTTTTAATAATCTCGACAAACTAGATTTTAAACAGATTAAAACACACGAACCGTTACAGGGCATTTCTAATACTACGTTTAATAGAGATGGCATGACTATAATGGAAACAAACAAATTGGTTTTTACTGGTTTTAATTTTTCTGTCACAGGTAATATACTAGGAATAGAATTAGAAATAAAAGGTCAGCGTTATTCTAGAGTTACTGATCAGATCGTACAGTTACACCTAAATGAACGCATAGGTCAAAACATGAAGCAGTTATCAGATATAAATGAAAATTATTTTTCCTATGGTGGCCCTACTGATCTTTGGCAGGATCAAAATCATCTTAGCAATCTTACAGCAGCTAAAATTAATGATCCATTATTTGGAATCATGCTACAATTTAGAAGCCATCCGCATTTTCCTCATAGAGACACAGCTTATGTCGACCAACTGAGAATGCGTGTTTACTATGACGACGGCGCTTGATCAACCAAGAGATTTTAAAGAAATAAGAGATCGTATAAACGACTGGCGCAGACGCTTTCCTATGTTTAACCATGATGTTAAACGGATAGAACGAATAGTAGAAAATCATATACAAGAATACAGCACAGCGTTAGTCTATTATAGACAGACCAAGCAGAAAAAATATCTAGAACAAGCACAAAATCACATAGATGAGATAGACAGAGTGATTAATACTGTGGAAAAAGTACAGTTGATAGCATTGTTAGCCCGTAGATAAATAAAGTATCTAAGTTTATTATGCGGCACCCACCGCGTAGACCTAGAACGTCAACATAAGGAGAAAACAAATGGGACGTCCAGTAAAAAAGATTAATTTTGGTACAGCGGCAGGATCAGATTCAGGTATTTTGGTATCTGCTATGAAAACTAGCACAGCTCGTACTAGCTACATCGTAGCACAACGTGGTTCAAACAAATACGATGTATACAATGCTACAGACGGTACATTCCGTGTAACACTAGCAGAAGGTACAAGTTTTGCTGCCGACACAGCAGGAACAGCAGTCATGGTAGGTTACAGAGATCCGGGTAATGATGCTACAAGAGTTACTATAAAGAAACTAACAGCTCGCATCATGACAGGTTTTGATGGCACACGCTACAGATGGGCACTAGTAAATGATTCATCATCTGACTACATCCAATTGTATGTCAAGGCTAACGGTACAACCGACTACGTATAATTAGGAATCAATAATGAGTCAGGTAATCCAGACTAACGGCGACTACAAGATCAAGACGCCCAATGCTAACAAGATCACATTCGTTACCTCAGAAGTAAACGTAGTAGGGAATCTTGTAGTAACGGGTAATACTGTATCTGTAGATGTCGCTAATCTTTCGATCCAAGATAATATCATACGATTGAACAAAGGTGAAACCGGTAATGGTGTTACCAAGATAGTGTCTGGACTTGAAATAGATAGGGGGTTTGTATCTCCAGGAGTAGCAAACCCTCTACCTTCATTCCTATATAATGAAACTAACAACGATTGGGAAATCATTGAAAGTTTTGGTGGCATAGCTAAAAGCTATGTCAATAGTAAAATAAAAGTAAGAAAGGTCGTGACAGATCCTGGCACTGACGGTGGAGATCTAACACTGATAGGATCAGGAACAGGTGTTGTTAAAGTTACAGGTATTTCTAACTATGAATCAAGAGTAACCGCAGACGATCACATACCAAATAAAAGATTCGTAGATCTAGCTATCAGAAACAGAGAACCTGACAACGAAATCAAGAGAGACAATACTTACGTTATCGTAAAAGATACTGCCGGTGGCGCAGTTGGTATAGCTGTTATGGGCATCTCTAATGCCATAATCAACAATCAAGGTCTTAACTATGTTGTCGGAGATGTTATTTCTATAGTAGGCGGTACTGCTCAATTAACAGCCAATGCAACAGTCACAGGAGTTGATGGTACTGGCAAGATAACATCATTCAATCTTACTGTTCCAGGAAGATACACAGTTTTACCACCATCAAATAACAACGTAGCCACTATCACAAATAGTCTCAACGGAGCAGGTGCTACTCTAGATTTAAGATGGGAAGTGATAGCTGTTGATATTATCAGTGGCGGTAGTGATTATGCATCTGCTACAGTCACTATAAGCACAGGAGCTCTAGGACCAGGTAGTACCGCTACAGGTACAGTGACAGTGGATACAAACCCATCGTCACCGACAGCAGGACAAATAACAGCAGTCACTATATTACCCGGCGATAGGGGCACATATTATACAGTGCCTACAGTTACATTTTCCGCAGGACTTAATACAGCACTGACAGAAAGTTTAGCACAAGTAGTAGTTGACAATGTTATCTCAACTACTTTCTACAAAAATAGGATAGAGTTAGGCGCATTAGAAATATCAAATAATATTATTTCTAATAACAACAGCAATACTAACATAATTTTTAGACCACAAGGTACAGGTAAAACTGAATTTCAAACACCGTTACAGATCAATGATATAGATGTAGTGCCATCTTATGTCAATGCTTCTTCTGTATTATATTCTTTCGATGCTGGTGATTCGTCTAATACATTCAGTCCTGGTGGTACAGCTTTGTATTATAACAACAGGACGCAGACTTTGTATTGGCAGAGTTACATGACTAATCATCCACATCCTGTAGAATATAATCTTAGCAATCTGTCACTGTATCCTGTCAAGAATGAATTAATAAGTAAACAAAAAGCACTGGCTATGAGCATGATATTTTAAGGATCGAAGATGATAGTAAACACACAACTAACAACTAGCACAGCATCACTTTTTACAGCACCGGGTACTCCGGGTGATATGAACACGCAGAGTGCTATCACTACAATGATCTTTTGTAATACACTCGCACCTAATGCCTCAGACGAAACAGTAAATGCTGTAACTATTGATGTATTTGCTGTAGCATATGGAGCTTCACCAGTTACATTGACTAATAAAATCATCTCTAGCTTGACTATACCGGCTGGTGAAACTTTATTTTTTGATACAGAAAGAATCGTGTTAGCTGCCGGCGATTCTATACAAGCTTCATGTAGTCAAAACAGCGCAGTTGTCGCAACCGTGAGCGTGTTACCAGTATGAAGTTTTTAAAAACAAAAACACTTTCTAAGTTTAGTTCTAATGATCGAGCAGTCATAGTATATCCTAACGACGTCGGTACAGGCAACAGAGTAGTGTTTAATGCTACTGGATCAGTCATGTTGCCTAAAGGCACGACCAGCAATAGACCAAAAACGACTGGAGTTAGACAGCCCACTGATGCTAATGGTTCTTTGAGATATAACACTTCGGCTGCTGTTTCTAATCCAGCAGGAGAAGTTGTTAGATATTTTCCTGAAAACGATACAGGTCTAGAAGTATATCAATCAGGATCTTGGACACAGATAAGAACACAAGGTCCTGCTAGAGTGATACAAGAGATCCTAGGAGCAGGTACTTATAATATAATCACCCAACCTAACAGCGATATCAGCAGATGGTTTCCTAGCGATGGCAATCCATTGCCCTATGTGCCAGGACTAGCACAAGGATATGATCCACAAGATTATGTTAACAACATGATCGTGTTAGTAGAAAATGTGTTTCAAATTGCCAATACAAACTATGAACTAGTCCAAAGCGCAGGACAAGTAGTGGGAGTAGAAGTAGTATCACCAGGTACCGGTTATACACCTAACAGCACAGTTCCTATAACTGTAGCTGCTCCTAGCGGCGGTGGCACTACTGCGACAGGTACAGCTACTACTGACAGCAGTGGTAATATAGAATCTATCAGTATAACATCAGGCGGAACTAATTATACTACTATTCCTTCTGTATCGATAGCAGGAGGAGCAGGCGGCACATATCTAGCTTATATTGCTAAAGCTGGATGGTTTATCAGATTCTATACAGCCGTACCTGACACAAAACCAGTAACAGTTTTATACGGTTTCGACCAGTAATCCAAAATCTACCTGCGGTAAATAGTTAAAAGGATTAACTATGTCTGACCTAGGTAGAATCTCCGGATCGATGCTCAAAGAAAACCTCTTGCGAGGTGGCGAGAATCTGGTCTTTCAAAATTCCCTAAGCGATAGTCTACTCTATATAGATGTAGAAACTAACAGGATCGGCATCAATACAGATGCTCCTACTAGAGATCTAACTGTACTCACAGCTATCAAGACTTCGGATCTCATAATAGACAATAATCTAAATCTTTCTGGATTTAATTTCGATGGTGCTAACAGCATATTATCCAGTGTTAATGGTCCTATCTATATTTCTCCAGCGTCTAATCAAACGATAGTACCTCAATTAAGGACCGATAATTTACGTTTTTCTAACAATACTATCAGTTCTTTAAACAGCAATGATAACATAGAATTAAAACCACACGGTATTGGAGAAACTATATTCGATTCCGATGTAATGGTAGATGGAAATCTACATAGTACCGGAGATATATTAATCGACGGACAGATATTTTTTGGTAATCAGACTACAGATACTGTTAGCATAACTGCTGAAGTAAACACAGACTTGATACCAGATAGCACCGATTATTTTAATCTAGGATCTAGCAGCAAAAAATGGTTAGATTTACACACACATCTAGTTAATGGTCAGCTGCTATCAACTGGATCAGTTTCATTTCCTAGTCTGTATGATATAGGACTCGATGTAGGCAAGCAATGGTTCGTGGCTACAAATGGTGATGATACGAATGTAGGATTTCATCAACATGGTCCATTTGCTACAATAGCTAAAGCCTTGAGCGTAGCAACATCCGGCGATACAGTTTACATATACCCAGGAACCTATACAGAAATATTTCCATTGACAGTTCCACAAGGAGTTACTGTACGAGGCGCAGGTATAAGAGCAGTTACTGTCAAACCAACTGTAAGTACTAACACCCAGGACTGTTTCTTGCTCAACGGAGAAACTACAATAGACGATCTGTCAGTGGTAGATTTTTATTATAATTCAGTTACAGACACAGGCTATGCCTTTAGATTTGCTCCAGGTTTTACAGTAACCTCAAGAAGTCCTTACGTACAAAATGTATCTGTTATAACAGAACCAGGAACAGGTACTGAAATTCCAGCATCAGTAGTACATGGCACAGGCCCAATTTCTACATCTTCATATTCTACTTTTGGATTTACTATTAGAGCATCCGATTATGGAGATATTGGCGGTTATATAACAGCCTATGCTCCTCTGACAGCAGTGATACAATCTGGTTATATAGATCCTCCAGGATACTACACAGTAACATCAATAGAAGTAGATCCTACTAATACAGATAATTGGTTTATACATACTGCGGAAGAATTTAATCCTTCTCAACCTGGACTTTCATTAACTTTGTACAGTGTAGGAGCTTCTTTCATCGTTTCAAATGCTTTATTTGCTGAAGCTGGTTACTATTATCTAGATTATAATAAATCTGATTTGCCTGTAGATTTTGGCACAACTGTTGGAACTAATTGGATTTATACTGTTGACGTTAATTACTATGGCGGAACTAGCTATATCATTGACAGTATTTCTGATCAAGGAACAAGGTGGAGGATAAACTTTACACAGACTATAGCAACTCCTTCTCTTGGCCAAGTACTTTTTGTGTCCCCTGTTGCTCCAGACGGCACACCAGTAATACCACTACCGGCAGGTAAAGGAGCACTAGTTGATGGTAGTGTAGCTAATCCCGACAGCAAAGAAGCAAGTATGCTATTTCATAGCTGTACATTTATCACCACTGAAGTAGATGCGTTGACTATGACTAATGGTGTTCGTGTGGAATGGCTCAATAGCTTTACATATTTTGCCAACAAAGGGCTTTATGCTATAAATGGCACACTAGGATTTGCCAACCAAGGAGTAAAATTTGGTGCTGAAGTACGAAGCATAGGTTCAGCCAATGTCTACGGTACCTATGGTGCTTATGCCGATGGTTCGGATACATTGATGTATTTGATTAATCATAATTTTGCGTATATCGGAGCAGGCACAGATACATCCAACGACCCTACAGCAGTCATACAGACTAATGAAGCTAGCAAACACAATGGTGGAGAAATTTACTATCAAAGTCTAGATCAACGAGGAGATTTTAGAGTTGGTGATGTATTCACAGTCAACCAAGAAACTGGTTTTGTCACACTAAACGGCATAGGACAAAATGCTAACGGTATCACTAGGATCACTTTAAGCAATAATTCTGGTCAAGACACTATATTAGATCCACAGTTCATCCAAACAGGCGGAATAAAAATCAGTGGAAATACTATCTATGGCCTAGATGCTGAAGTTAATATAGATCCTGCTAGCAATCAACTCAATCTCGAAAATGTTTCTATACCACAGAATCTTTCAGTGACTGGAAATTTTGTCATAGATGGCCAGTTAACTTTAGGCAATCAAGTGGTCGATACTATCAGTTTTGTAGCCGATGTTGACAGTGATATTTTACCTAATTCAACTTCTACATATAATCTTGGTAGTGAAACTTTACGTTGGACATCTCTAAAAAATATCAGATCAGATTTGCCTAACATTAAAATTTATGATAACAATATACAGACTGTAGATACAAACAGTGATTTAGAATTACGAGCAAATGCTAGCGGGTCTGTGGTATTTGTAAAAAATACTGAAATATCAAATACATTAACTGTTTCTCAAACTTCTAGTTTTGCTAACACTTTTATCACAGGATCATTTGCTAAAAACGGCACCTCTCTGATAACTGGTGATATCAATCAAACTGGAGATATAAACATCTCGGGAGATTTCATAGTAAACAACAACTACTATGCTTTCAACGACATCTATCTCAATCTAAATCAAGTTAGCACTGTTTCTTCCAATAGTGATCTAGAATTAGTAGCTGCGGGCACCGGTGTTATTTCTATACCAGATAAAAATGTTCAGCTAGATAAAAATCTACAAGTAGGATCATTTAATGCCGCAGCGATTTCTGTAAATCAAGTAACAGCTCCGGTTATTTCAGACAATAACATAGTTGTCTACGATAATGTAATTGAAACTACACAATCAAACAGCGATCTTGAGTTAAAAGCCAGCGGTACAGGTCAAGTTGATTTTGTACAAAATCTAGAAATACTCAACGATCTCACAGTCATGGCTTTGAGCTCGTTAAAATCTACACAGATACAAGGTACAGTGACACAGACTGGAGATTACAATCAGACAGGTAATACTACAAGAACCGGTGATGTAAATGTTACTAGTTCGTTGACTTCTAACGGAAATTTTGTCACAGATTCTATCACTGTAAGCAATAATACAATAAGAACTACCGTATCTAACAGTGACCTAGAATTAGCAGCCACAGGCAATATAGTGATAAACGATATAGCTAGATTTAATAATAATCTAACTACCAATACTACAACATCTACAAATTTAACAGCGATTTCAACAACATCCTCGGGAGTTTTTTCAGACGGCGATATAAAGATCGAAGGTAATCTAGTTACTACTACACAGAGTAATAGCGATCTAGATCTCAGAGCCAACGGTACCGGTATCATAAGATTTACCGCTGCGACATTTAACAATCAATTGTCTGTTACAGGAATTAGTGATCTACAGGCAACAAATATAGTTGGAGATGTTACTGTACAAAATCTATCATCTAGCAGTATCACACATACAGGATCATATCAACTTTATGGTACTGGATATGTAACTGGTGATTTTACCAATACTTCAGTAACACAGGCAAATTTTGGCAATATCGTATTCTTGAACAATGCTGTTAAGACTACAGAATCAAACAGTGATTTAACTTTAAATGCCAGCGGCACAGGCAGTATTAGATTAAAATCACAGACTACATTTAACAAAAATTTATCAGTAAATGATACTTTAACAGTCAATAATCTAACAGTTAATAAAGTAACATTCAATAGTTTAACTGATGGCACGGTTTTAGTAAAAGATAATTTTATCACTACCGTAGATTCAAACGCAGACCTAGATCTCACAAGCCACGGCACTGGGATCGTAAGAATACCTAGCAATGATTTAAGAACATACGGATTAACTGTAGCTGGCACTAGCTATTTTAACAATACGTTTTTAGGTGGAGGCAATCACTTAGGTAATTTTTCAATCACCGGTAATAGAACAGTAAATGGCAGTTACTATCAAACAGGTGATTTTACTAATAATAATGAAATAAGACTAGACAATATACACATAGTCAACAATACCATATTGACTACCCTCAGTAGTAGTGACCTTGAATTGCGAGCATCTGGTTCAGGATTAATCAGTTTTACTAATAACAATGTTTTAATTAACAACAATCTTTCAGTTTCTCAAGATATAACCTCTAGCATTATCAACACATCTTCTACAAGTTATGCTGATAGCTTGTATGATGGTGAGATATTAATCAAAGACAACTTTATTAGGACTACAAATTCAAACAGCAATTTAAAATTAACAGGTAATCTCCTAGGCGGCGTAGCATCTCAAAATGTATTGATTAACAACAATGTTATTTCTCCGGTTACATTTAATGATCTATTGATACAACCAAATGGCATCGTTACTGTAGACAGTGTTTCTGCTATGAAATTACCAACAGGAACTACAGCTAATAGACCTTCAGGAGTAGCCGGTCAGATACGATATAACACTACAGCACAGCAATTTAGGGGATGGAATTCTGCGGCAACTAAACCATTTAATGGCGTATATTCTGCGGATCTAAAAACTTCAGTAACTGCCCTTGATACACAGTCTTTAAGATTTACTGTTAACAATGCTAACAAGATGTCCATAACTAGCAGTAAAGCTATTACCGAAGCTGTACAAGTAAACACTTATATGACGGTGTCTAATAACACATTTAGCAATGCTCTGAATGAAAACATCTTTATAACACCGGGCGGTACAGGCCAGCCGATCTTCGATAAAACTACAATAGTAGGCGATGCTTTTATAAATCTAGATAACACATTACCGTTAACAGTCGCATCAAACGGACAGGGCTATGTAAAATTCAATAACAACAAAGCACTGGTTATTCCAGTAGGTAATACCAGTGAACGTCCAGCTGGACCAGAAGTGGGAGATTTTAGATTTAACACAGATCTAGCTGCTCCTGAAGTTTGGAACGGAGTAGCATGGGCTTCATTAGCAGGTGATGCTGTAGGTATTAGTGCCAGCGAATTCAACGACCTTGATCAAGTTTACAGCTTGATTTTTGGCTAATCACGCATTTTGTTTAAACGAATAAATACTTGTGATTACAAGAGAGGACCAGTCTCTTGTATGGCTAAACTGTGGTAAACCCGCAATGTAAGGTGGTTAACCGTGAAACACGGGGTTAAGGAGAGCGAATGAGCCAGCTTGGTCGTATATCTGGGCCGCTCTTGAAGGCGAATCTACTTCGTAATGGAGTTGATCTGGCTTTCGAGACTGACCTACTCTATCTAGATGTTAAAAATCTCCGCGTCGGAATAAAGACAGCCAACCCCACACACGATCTTACAGTCAACGGCACAACAAGAACCACAAACTTAGAATTAACCAACAGCCTAACAGTAGGCAATCTCACGTTTGGTAATAACACTATCAGTAGCACACAGGGCGAGATACAGCTTAATCCCGCAGGTGGTGGTACCGTATTTTCTGGCAAGATCACAGCAGACGAAATAGATATTTTTAACAATACTATTTCTACTAACATTTCAAACGCAAATCTAGAATTCCGTCCACACGGTACTGGTAGCGTAGATATCTATAGCAATGCTACAGTTAATGGAGATCTACACGTCACCGGTAATGTCACAGCAGACGGCGACATACAGATCGGTAATCAAACTACTGATACTGTGTCATTCACTGCTGAAATAGTCAGCGACATCATTCCTAAATTTAATGAAACTTATAGTCTTGGATCAGATCCAGGAGCTGGAGGCAATCGTTGGAATGATGTTTGGGCTAAAAATCTATACGCAGACGCAATTTTTACTTCTAACCTAGTAGTTAATGGTATCAATCTTACCCTAAGACAGGGAAAGATTTATTATGTAGCTACCAACGGCAACGACACATACTCAGGTACACACGAAAACGATCCGTATGCTACAGTGAAAAAAGCATTAACTATGGCAGTCAGTGGAGATACTGTGTACATATACCCAGGAACTTACACAGAAATATTTCCTCTAACTGTGCCTGTTGGTGTTAGCGTAAAAGGTATAGGACTAAGATCTGTATTCATCCAACCTACTAGCGGTACTAGAAACAAAGACGCTTTTCAATTAAATGGTGAAACTACCATAGAAGACATCACTGTTGGCAATTTTGAATACGATTCTGTTAATAATACCGGACATGGATTTGTATTCGCTCCGGGATTTAAAGTCACTACTAGAAGTCCATATATCAAAAATGTCACTGTGTTGACATTTGGTAGTACTGTAAGATTAGGCACTAATCCTCTAGATGATCCGCGTGGATATCTAGCCGGTGATGCAGGACGTGGAGCATTCGCAGATGGTAGTCTAGCAGATCCTACTAGTATAAAAGCTAGTATGCTGTTTCATTCTGTAACATTTTTAACTCCTGGTGCTGATGGATTAAAATGTACTAATGGTGTTAGGATAGAATGGCTCAATTGTTTTACATATTTTGCTTCTAAAGGTATAAATCTTTACAGTGGCAGCACAGGTTTTGCCAATGACGGTAAGACTAGGATAGAATTTTCCACAACATCTGGCACATTTAATGTCGGTGATACAGTCACATACTATGATACAGACGGAACCACAGTATTAGCCAGCGGATTGATAGAAAGTAAATCAGGTAATGTTTATACTATAGATGGAAAATCTAATAATTGGGAAACTATTACTGACCGCGGCGGCAAACAGGTTGTAGTGTCAGGCGATGCCAAGTTAACAACATCTTTGAAAAAATTTGGCACAGCCAGTTTATCATTAGATGGAACAACAGACTATATCAACATCGCTAGCCAACCAGATTTTGCGTTTGGTACAGGCGATTTTACCATGGAAGGTTGGTTCTATCCTACCGCTTCTGGCACCTATAGAACATTGTTTGATCTAAGAACTACTACACCCGGCGATGGTGGCGGGATCATTATAGGTATAAACAACCTTGATCAATTGTATTTTTATTACAATTTTGGTTTTAGAATAGGTGCTGCTGGTTCTGTACCATTGAATCAATGGAGTCATATAGCTTTATCTAGAGTGTCTGGAGTAACTAGAGCGTTCGTCAACGGAACTCAGATCGGTGTAAATTATACAGATAGCAATAACTATGCTCAGAGAGCAGTTCGTATCGGAGCAGATCCTGCTGGACAATATGCTTTTACAGGTTATGTAGATGATGTAAGAATTTCAAAAGGCGTCGGAAGATATACATCAAATTTTTCAGTACCGACTAATGCGTTTGTTGGAGATCTTTCAACAGTATTGCTATTACATTTTAATGGACCAAACGCATCAACTATCATAACAGATGACGGCTACACTGGCCAGGATATTAGATCATCTAGCGGTGGTGTTTCTACAAGATTAGATAATGTAGATTATACAGACTTTGGTGCTGAGCTTCGTAGCATCGGTTCTGCTTGTGTTTATGGACAGTATGGAATTTACGGTGACGGTGTTGGTGTTATTGGATATCTGATCGGTCAGAATCTTGCTTACATAGGTTTAGGCAGGAGTACAGATAACGATCCGTTGTCAGTGATACAGGCTAACGAAGTAGTAAAACTAAACGGAGCAAAAATATTCTTTAACTCTGTTGATGCTCGTGGAGATTTTAGAGTAGGAGATTATTTCTACATCAATCAGCAGACTGGTGAAGTTAGTTTTAGTAATTCTAATGTCAGTGTGACAGGCAACATATTATTAGATGACGGTCTAGGTAATGTTACCTATATCGATCCTACTAAAATAGACACGGGCAATATCGAAATCGCTGGAAATACTATCAGCAGTGTTGCCGGCGACGTAAACATTAACGCATTTTCTAATCAGATCAATCTTTTAAGCAATGTAACAGTATCTGGCAATCTAGATGTCACTGGCAATGTTACCGTAGGCGGTAATATTACCATCGGTGATCAAACCACAGACACTGTTAATATTACCGCTAAAGTAACCAGTGACATCATACCAACTATCGATTCTAGATTTAATCTCGGATCCAACAGCTATCGATGGAATAATCTTTATTCTACTGAATTAGATACAGGCGATATAAGAATATTTGACAATGTGATTACCACTGTTACCAGCAACAGCGATCTCGAATTAACTGCTAATGGTACCGGTAAGATTTCGATACCTACTAATGATCTATTAGCACAACAAAATTTAACTGTACAAGGTACTAGTTATCTAGCAAATACCGATATCACAGGCAGTTTCACACTTGTAGGAAATTCTACACTAACCGGTACTATAACACAAACCGGCAATTACACAGTCAATGGTGTGGTAACTGCTGATAATTTATTTTTGAATAGATTAAGTCTACAGGGCAATCAGTTACGTTCAACGCAAGGTAATGAAAATCTAGTTCTTTCTGCGGCAGGCACTGGTAAAATATATGTGCCAAATAACAATGTCGTGATAGATAATAATCTAACAGTAAACGGCACTGCTACTGTTAATAATTTTACAGTCAACAACAAACTGACTGCGGATTCTTTTGCGACCAGCGATGTTTATATAAAAGATAATTTTATTACAACTACTCTTTCTAACAGCGATTTAGAATTAAGAGCAAACGGAACTGGTCGTGTACTAATACCTAATAACAATACACGATTAGATCAGGATCTCACAGTCAACGGAACTAGCTATCTCAAGAACACAAATATAGTAGGTACTGTAACCCATACAGGCAACACCAACGCCACAGGTAACTTGATACAAACAGGTACAGCCAATATATCTGGATCTATCACTATAGGTGATTATGCGCAGTTTGCTGATGTGCGCATCAACAACAATTCTATAACAACCACATTGGCTAATAGCGATTTAACTCTAATCGCTAACGGTACTGGTAAGGTAATAGTACCAAACAACAATGTTATCATCAATAACGGATTGACAGTTATAGGAAATACACAGTCACAGAATATCACTGCGACTAACACCATCACATCACCAGTGTTCACAGACGGTGATATACGCATCGAAGGTAATTTGATCACTACTACATTAAGCAATAGTGATCTTGAATTAGCTGCTAACGGTACAGGCAAAGTAGTAGTACCAAATAACAATGTCGATATCGCAAACACATTAACGGTTAACAGCACTAGCTATCTTTCTTCAGTAAATGTTACTGGTACTATTAATCATACTGGCAATACTATACAAACCGGTAACCTAACAGAAGTAGGCAATTTTACACTACAAGGTACATTGACTGTAGATGGTATTAGCAATTTTGCTAATGTCAACGTACAGACTAACAATATTTCAAGCAGAACAGGAAATAGTGATTTAAATCTTATAGCAGCAGGCACAGGCAAGATTTATGTGCCTAATAATGATGTTGTTGTAGAAAAAAATCTCACAGTCACTGGAAACATAACTGCTACCTCAGCAACTATCAATCAAAATCTTGTAACTGACAATCTCAGCAATGGCAATATAGACATACAAGGTAATCTGATCACAACAACTTTAAGTAACAGTGATCTAGAACTAAGAGCCAATGGCACCGGATCTGTGTCGATACCTAACAATGTTCTAAATCTAGGACAATCTCTTTATGTTACTGGCACGACTAATCTAGCTACCACAAACATCACAGGAACATTAACACAAGTCGGTACTGTTACACAAACAGGCACAGTCAATCAAACTGGAAACTATACAGTTAACGGTCTGTTTAATATCAACGGTACTGCTCAGTTTAAAGATGTTAGAATACAAGATAATTTTATAACAACCACTTTAGGTAATAACGACCTAGTGATGATAGCCACAGGTACAGGCATAATTTCTATGCCAACAAACAATGTATCTATGTCTAAAAATCTTTCAGTGCTAGGCAATATTTCTGCTAATTCTGTAACAGCATCTGACAGAATCACAGCACCTACTTTTGTTGTAGGTAATGTACAGATAAACGGCAACAGTATCACAACTAATGCGTCTAATACTAACTTACAGTTGACAGCCAACGGTACCGGGTTTATTGAAATAGAACAGGTATTAATTAGAGGTAATACTATAACAACACCTTCTAATACTGATCTAGTATTACAGCCGACTGGCACAGGTATCGTAAATATCAACACCACACAGGCATTGAAATTACCTGCGGGCAATGACAGCCAAAGGCCTGCCGGACAAGCTGGTATGATACGTTATAACACCCAAACAAATGGCTATGAAGGTTATGATGGTACCTATTGGAGAAGGATAGACGGTGTTTATGATGTAGCACAGACTACCTATATCACTGGAGAATTAACACCAGGTGCCAATGATAATATTATAAGATTCTATGTCAATGGTGGAACTGCTATAGCTGATCTAAATGCTAGCAGATTCCGAGTACCGTCTTTGGACATTAGCAATATCAATATCACTGGAGATACTATCAGTTCTACTGGCAATTCAAATATAACATTCGCTCCTACAGGTTCTGGATCTACTGTTATTGGAAATTTTGCCTTCAAGAATAACTTGATCACAAATACTGTGACTGACAGTATCACTTATTTTAATCAAACAGGTAACGGATATTTTAAAATTTCAGGTACTAACGGATTTGTTATACCTACAGGAACTAGTGGACAACGCGGTGGTATAGTTGAAACTGGTATGATTCGTTTTAATACCACAGACAACAGAATGGAAATTTACGATGGTACTCAGTGGGGATCAGCAGCTGGCAGCACTGGGCAAGGAATAACTATTACTGAAGCTACTGATGTAGCCATTGTAAACGCATTAATTTTTGGATAAAAAACATGGCAACAGCATTTAAAAATAAAATAGAAAATCAATTAGGCACTAGCCCTACACAACTGATCGCCACACAGCCTGCTAGCAGGATCACTGTTATTGGTATGAGCCTTTGTAATCTGTTGCCTCAATTGGTAAAAGTAAGTGTAACACTAACTGATTCGACTTCTACTACAGGATATTATGTCAAGGATGTACAGATACCTCCTAATCAAAGTTTAAGAATAGTCAATGGTGGTGAAAAACTGATCATGGCGGAAAACAGTTCACTATCAGCATTTGCTGATCAAGCTGCTGCTGTAGATGTGATTATCAGTTATGTTGAAATCGTATAAGGAAAAATATCATGGCCGGACCATTTAATTTAGGTGAAATTAATCAAGAAGAATTGTTAGGTGTAGGTGTACCTAGATATCTGTATGCTATGAGAAGAACAGATGACGGTGAATTATACGTGAATAGGTTTGATCAGTTGAGCAACACAGATTCTATCACTATAAATCAAAACGGAACCACTGACGGCAATTATGACCAATTCGAAACTGGTGTAGATTTCTTCGAAGGAAGAGACGTTAATCACGAGCTAGTCTATGAAAATTTAAATTATGAACAATACCGATGGGATGGACGATCACTTTGGTATTACATCAATGATGATGGTGAGTTAGTAGTTAGGATAAACGGAAATTACAACTATCCTAGTGGTATATAAATATTTTCAACGCAAAATTAGGATGAAAAATGGCAGATTTTAGATTTTACAAAATGCGATTTACCTGGAGAGGGGAATGGTCTACGGGTACTGCTTACGTCAAAGATGACATAGTTACCTACGGAGCTAAAACGTTTGTCTGTTTGGTAGGACATACCGCTGCTGCCAATTTTTATACCGATTTAGATTTCGTAGATATCACACAAATTCCCAATGTACCAGCACCAAAGTGGGCATTACAGGTAGATGGATATACTTACAAGAAAGAATGGGTACCTAATGAATTTTATAATCTAGGCGACATAGTCAAATATAACGGTATGATCTATATCTGTGTCGTACATCATACTTCTAATAGCATCGGCCTTTATCATGATTACACTAAATGGATCGTCTATGTCAAATCAGACTACTGGAGAAATGATTGGCAGACTAACACTAGATATCAGATCGGAGATGTAGTCAAATACAATGGATTTTTATATAGGTGTAATTATTCGCATCAATCTGCGGATATTATCACCGGTCTAGAAATCGACAGTAATTTCTGGGACACAGTTCTAGCAGCAGAACAGTGGAGACAAGACTGGCAAACATCTACGAGATATAGAGAAAATGATGTTGTCAAATACGGCGGTATCGTATATAGATGTAAGCAAGGACATACTTCAGCATCTACTATAGCAGCCGGTCTAGAACAAGATCTAGATTTACAAGACAGTACATTAACCAAATGGGAAGTAGTTCATTCAAATATTGAATATAAGACAGACTGGACTGCTTCTACTAGATACAAGTTAAATGACGTAGTCAAATATGGTGGTAGTCTTTGGATTTGTACAGTATATCACACTTCGACAACTTCTTTTCAAGATACTAAATGGACTTTGTATGTTCCGGGATTTCAATTTGAAAATGGTTGGGATGGTACTGTAGTTTATCAAAAGGGCGATGTGGTAAGATATGGTGGTTATTTTTATACAGCATTGGTAAACAATGTAGGTGTAACTCCGACTACAGCCGTAGGTGATAGCACAATAGATGTATGGCAACTATTGACTAAAAATTACCAGGTCACTGGTGATTGGTCCAATATATTCAATTACAGGATAGGCAGCGTCACTAGACGAGAAGGTCAAGTTTATCTAGCCAAACAGGATAATGTAGGCAAGGATCCTAACAGCAATTCCACAGAATGGGAATTATTAATACCTGGTGAAAAATTCCAAAATTTCTGGAATACAACTACTACCTATGAAATAGGTGACATCGTAACTTACAAACAAAATACCTATGTTTGTATACTACAGCATACTCCTGTGTTGGCTAACAGACCAGATACAGACACTACAGACGGAACTGTGGTAGGCACCTATTGGAAATTGTATATCAAGGGTGAACCAACTAACAGTCTGATAACACAGGGTGATCTAAAAACATATTCTACCACACAAGATAGGATAGCATTAGGCACTGAAGGTCAGGCCTTGAGAGTAGTGACAGGTACAGCTTCATGGTATTCATTTAATTCTGCTGCGGCTGTGTATTATGTGGCTCCAGAAGGTATCGACCAACCAAACAACGGAACAACACTACAAAATCCTTGGAGAACTATTAGATATGCCTGCGGTAGAGTCAGTGGTCCTGCTACTATCTTTGTCAAGACAGGTTCTTATTCAGAAATATTGCCTATCAGTATACCGGCAGATGTAGCTGTGGTAGGAGAAGAATTAAGAAGCACGTTAATACAACCAGCTGCCGGCTATGAAACTTCGAATATGTTTTATATGAGGAATGGTTCAGGATTAAGAAACTGTACCCTTTCGGGATTGACAGGCACACTAGGGCCATTTGACACTTATATCACTCGTCGTCCTACCGCAGGAGCTTATGTCAGTCTAGATCCAGGATATGGTCCTGCGGACACTTCTACATGGATCACTACGAGATCGCCATATGTACAGAATGTGACTACTTTCGGTACAGGATGTACAGGCTGTAAGATCGATGGCAGCTTACATAATGGTGGTAATAGATCTATAGTGTCTAACGACTTTACGCAAGTACTAAGTGATGGTATTGGCGTATGGTGTACAAATCTAGGATTAACAGAACTTGTTTCTGTGTTTTCATACTACGGACACATCGGTTATCTAGCAGAAAACGGTGGTAAGATACGTGCTACTAATGGTAACTCATCATATGGTGCTTACGGAACTGTGGCACTAGGATTTGATCAAACAGAAACACCTATCACCGGTATAGTAGATAATAGAACAAAGCAAGCGCAGATAAGATCAGCATTTTCCGGTGAAGCCAACGATTTTGTATTAAGGTATGAATATTCTAATGCTGGACAAAATTATACAACAGTAAATTACACAGTAGTAGGTAGCGGTGTAAACATTTCAACGGTCAACGATGAATTTAGAGACAGTGCTGTATTTGAAGCTCAGTTAATAGACAACACAGGTACTACAGGATCTTTTGGTGGAAACGGTTACTATAACATAGGTAACAATGCGCAGGCAGGAGATCTAACCACAGTAACATTGGCTACTGGTGATCAAAATACTTTCAACACCTATAGAGGTATGAGAGCGATCATACAAAGCGGTACAGGTACAGGACAATATGGTTATGTGGTAGGGTTTAATACTAGCAGTAAAGTACTCAGCGTAGCTAAAGAAAGTTTTCAACCAGTTATAGCTGCCAGCAGCAGTTCTAGCACTAATTTGTTTACTACAGACGGAGCAACTTATCCTTACAAGTTATATGTTAACCAACCTGTCTATTTTGATTTCGAACCTATCGCAGTTACAGCTACTGGTATAAATGTTTCAAATGGTATTATTTTATCATCCGTGACAGGATTGTCTGTAGGAATGACTATCACTTTTACCAGCGCAACAGTTTATGGTGGTATACAACAGAACTTTACCTATTATATCAAGACCATTAACGGTAACATCATCACGATCAGCCAAAACTTCAATGGTGCTACATTTACAGTTACAGCATTTGCCAACATAACTATGACCGGCACTGCTAATAGTAATATAGGAGGTGTATCTTTAGGTACTCTTTATTATATAAAAACTGTTCCATCAGCTACAACATTTTCTATATCTAGCTTACCAGGCGGAGCTACTATCAACTTAACCGATGGTGCAGGTGCTATGAGAACCAATGCTGCTGGGTGGGATCATGTTAATTTAGGATTTCCTGCTGTAGCTTTATTGGATACTACCAGTGTATATAGGATTGAACCTAGACCAAGTTGGTCTAGACCACCTTTTTCAATCACCACCGGTACAGTATCAAGCTCGGGTACATGGATAGCAGAAGGCAGCGGCTGTTTTGGTAATGGTAGATATCTCGCTATTACTACTAGCGGAAGTGTAGTTTATAGTACCGATGGTACAACTTGGACTAATGCCACTATGCCTTCGAGTGGTGGTGGCTCGTGGGCGTTTGTTACATTCGGTAATGGCAGATTCGTGGCTGTAGCTGCTCCTTCTAGTACAGCAGCATACAGCACAGACGGTATCAATTGGTCTACCTCGGTATTACCAACTAATACTTCTTGGAGTTCTGCTGCCTATTGTAATTTTAACAATAGATGGGTAGCGGTATCAGGAAGTTCTGGAACCATAGCAGCTTACAGCACAGATAATGGTGCTAGCTGGTTATCATCAACACTGCCAACTACTGGCAACTGGGCTAGTGTAGCCTGTGGCTCAGGTATCACTGTGGCAATAGCTTCAGGCAGTACTGCTGCCGCTTACAGTACCAATGGTGGACAGACATGGACAGCAGCTACGTTACCTACTTCTGCTACTTGGAGCGCAGTAAACTATGGGGATGGCAGATTTTTAGCAGTAGCACAGGCAAATACCATAGTGGCACAGACATATAATGGTTCAACATGGACACAAAATCCTCCATTACCATTTTCAGCTAACTGGGTCGACATATCGTATGGACAAGGTTCTTGGCTAGCAGTATGTTCAGATGTTACAGCTAATTTTGCTACCAGCGACAATGGTATCTATTGGACCCAAAGAACCAGTTCGCAAAGCCAAGGAAGATCTAGTGCTACGTTTGGATCTATATCAGGAGTAGGTCGTTGGATAGTATTTCCGGCCAGCGGTAATGCTATCGATATAGTATCCTCAGGTTCTACCACGAGAGGACGCATAGAATTAAGCGGTAGTACATTATCCTTGATAAAATTGTGGGAACCGGGCAGCAGTTACACTTCTGCTACTTGTACAATAACAGATCCTAGCGCAATTACAGCCGCAGTAGTCAACAATAGGATAGCAAACGGAGTTTTAGCAAATCCTTCTTTTGTCAACAGAGGTATAGGTTACAAGACATCGACTACAGTAGTAACAGCAACAGGTGACGGATTTGCAGATATCTATCCTTTCGGTAATACGATGTATCTAAAAAATCTAACTCGATTACCTAAACCTGGTGCTAACTTGATATTTGATCAGATAATCTGGAGTTCATACGGCTTGCCTTCTAGTGGTACTTGGAGTGATGCTGTATATGGTACAAAATTTGTAGCAGTTAGATCAGGTAGCAACGCTGGTGCTTACAGTACAGACGGATCATCATGGTCAGCATCAATACTGCCAGCGTCAGTTAATTGGTCATCGGTTGTATTCGGTAATGGAATATACATGGCTGTAGCTAACGGTTCGGCTACAGCGGCTATCAGTAGCGACGGCATCACGTGGACTAGTATTACACTACCTGGAGCACTAGCATGGACTTCTGTAGCATACGGTTCGGGTAAATTTGTAGTAGTAGCTTCCGGTAGTAACACAGTCATATGGAGTGTAGACAACGGCACTACGTGGACATCAACAACATTGCCAAGTTCTGGTGCGTGGATCAAGGTAGTTTCAGGAGCCAACGATTTCTTTGCGTTGAGATCGGGCAGCAATCAGGCTGCTTATAGTTCAGACGGCACAGTTTGGGCTGTTAGGAATCTTCCAATAACAGCCGCCTGGACATCTGCTACCTATGCTAGCGGTATTTCCACATATGTATTCGCAGCCACAGGTAACAGTTTAATCTATACTGTCGATTCAGGAGCCAATTTTACTACAGTAACACTGCCGGTCAGTGCTAACTGGAGTAAAATATTATTTGGCTATCAGAAATTCGTGTTAGTGGCTGCTGACTCTGCTAATTTGTTAACTAGCAAAGACGGAATAACTTGGACAGCAAGATCATATACACAGACCACAAACACAGCATTGGCAAACGGTAATGGTTATTTCACAGTATTAGGAACTAATACAGCAGCCAGAGGTTCAGATGGTAGCACTGACATACAATACAAAGTGTTAACCATCACCGAAACTAGTGGATCTGCTAACAATTATCGAGCAACATTCACAGTCAGTCCTACACTAAACAAAACTACCTCGCCTGTAAATGGAGTGGCTATCGAAGTTCGAGAAAAATACAGCCAAGTACGTCTAACAGGACACGACATGTTGGCTATCGGTACTGGTAATAAAACAGAAACCAACTATCCTTATGTTGATGTTAATGATTATCTACCAGGAAATGAAACTTATTTCAGAGGCGGTGGACGAGTTTTCTATACCACTACTGACCAAGATGGTAATTTCCGTGTAGGACAGTTATTTGCTGTACAGCAAGCAACAGGTATTATCACTATTAGTGCTGATTATTTTAATCTAAATGGTCTAAGCAGTCTGACACTGGGTGGTATCGCTGTGGGCGGAAATGCTACGATCATCAATGAGTTTAGCACAGATGCTACGTTTACTGCGGATTCAAACTCGATCATACCTACGCAAAAAGCGATCAAACAGTATATCGCTAGACGTATTTCAGGCGGTGGATCTAATGCTGCTACGGGTACTCTAGTTGCTGGTACAGTTTCGATAGGACCGACTAGCATAGGCAGCACCACAAATACAGTGGTAAGAATACCCGTAAAAATGAGATTTATCAAGGGATTAGGGGGTAGCATTACAGCGATGACTTTCTTTACAGAAACATTTGATTCTAGATTAGATTTCGTGGATCCTGTGAGACAGTTTTGATAAAAACATGCTATTAAAAAAACAACTAAATATATTAACGAACAGTTCGGAGCAATAAATGGCTGAGTATAAATTAGGTAGAATACGTTTTATTTGGAAAGATCAGTGGGCAGCAGGAACCACGTATCTCAAAGATGATGTAGTTCGCAAAAATGGTAAAGTTTACATCTGCGTGATCGGGCACACAGCCGCTTCGGATTTTTACGTAGACGCAGACAATATTCCAGCTCGTTGGAATCAAATGAGTGACGGCCAAACATGGCGTTCAGATTGGTCTCCAGATACAGTTTACTATCTCAATGACATAGTAAAATATGGCGGACAAGTCTATATCTGTACACAAGGACACACTTCGGCAGCTACCTATGCTCTCGGTCTAGAACAAGATCTAGATCTTGGTGACAGCACAGTTTCTAAATGGCACATTTTTGCCGAATCTTTTGATTGGAAAAATGATTGGGTACCAAATTATAGATATAAGAGACACGATATCGTCAAGTATGGTGGTAACACATACCTTTGTAATACTGGACACACTTCCGCATCTGATTATACATATGGTCTAGAAGGTCTAGGATTAGTCACACCTGGTGTTCAAGCAGATATAGGCAAGTGGGATCTATATTCAGAATCTTTCGAATGGAAGACTGACTGGGCACCTAGCACACGATATAAATTACACGATGTGGTAAGATTTGGTGGTACCACTTATGTTTGTAATCTAGGTCATACTTCTGCTGCTACATTTGACCTTGGGTTAGAAGCTGACCAGACAAAATGGGATTATTTCAATCAAGGTATACAATATCTCTACGATTGGGATAATGGCGATGTAAACTATAAGATCAACGATGTGGTAAAATATGGTGGAGATCTTTGGATCTGTACCAAAAAACACAAGTCGAACACTTCTACTCTTTTCCAAACAGAAGAAGCCGCAGGACGTTGGAAGAAATTCGTCGAAGGTCTTAAATTCCAAGATTCATGGAATAGCTCAACAGTGTATGAACCAGGTGACATCGTAACATATGGTGGTTATGCTTATGTGGCAAAGACTAATCACAGCAACGTTTCACCGATCGCAGCAGTGGCTGGTGGAATCAATTGGAGTTTATACACTACTGGATTTACTCTTAAAAACAATTGGGATCAAGACACAAATTATAAAGTAGGTGAAGTAGTTAGACTCAACGGGTATTCTTATGCTTGTATAGCCGATACTACAAAATACACAACTACGGTAACAGCTACTAGTCAGTCTACTGGTCAATTAACTATAAACAACAGTCTGGCTACCACTACATCTACAGCAACAACCAGCGTGACTGTAAATTCTGTAACTTATAATTATGTTCGAGTTAACAGTGGTACAGGACTTAGCATTGGTAGATCTATCGTATTCACTGGTACCACATTTGGTGGTATCACGGCAAATCAAACTTATTATATCGTAGGATTACCTACTACAACACCACAGACTATCGTTTCAGTGGCACAGGCCAGCACTATAGTTACAGTAACAACTAATCTAGTACATGGATATACTGCCGGACAGACAGTCACGGTAACAGGAACCAGCCTAGTAGATGCTGCCAATGTGGTGATAACTGCTGTGCCTAATGCTTATACATTTACCTATGATCTAGCCAGCAACACAGTACCTACTACTACAGTGTCTGGTACAGTAACACCGGCAGCACAGATTATTATTTCATCTAGCTATAACGGATCTCCATTGACATTGACTACTGCGTCAGGTTCGATGGGAGTATCAGCTGGTGAAACTTATTTTGTAGGACAAGCTATTAGATTTAGCGGTACGACATTCGGAAATATACAGACAGGATCAACACCAAAACAAACCTATTGGATCTATTCTGTAGACGGTCTTAATACTCTAAAGATTTCTACGACACAGTATGGTTCTCCTGTTTCTACTACAGCTACCGGTACTAATGGTCAGTCTACGATCACCGTGACTAGCTTGACTGGTATAGCCGTAGGGTTCCAAGTGACTGGCAATGGTATCGGTAGCGGAGCAACTGTAGTCAGCATAGTAGGCTATGTTGTCACACTCAGTCAACCTAATACCAGCAATATCACTACAGGAACTGGAGCAATTACATTCAGTTCATATTTTGTACCTCAGACACAGACTGGTTCGATGACTGCTGAAATAGTAGCAGAACCACCAAATGACACATTCTGGGGTAGATTGAATTCAGGCATTAAATGGACTAATTCTTGGGTAACCGACATAGACTATTTCTTAGGTGATGCTGTTCGCTATGGACCAAATAGTTACATCTGTATACAACAACATCATTCATTGACCAGCAACAGACCAGACAATGATGTGACAGGAACTTTCTGGAACTTGTTGGCTAATGGTCAGGAATCATCAGTATTGACCACACAAGGTGATCTAGTTTACTTCGGCGGTTCTGGACCTACAAGATTGCCAATAGGGCAAGATGGTCAAGTGCTGACAGTCAATGGTAATACATTGGCTCCAAATTGGAAGTTCTGGGGCAGCATCGATCAAGTTTATTATGTAGCTACTTCAGGTACAGACAGTGCTTATCCTATCTATGGTGCTACATTAGACAAACCATGGAAGACTATCAGATATGCTTGCGAACAGATATTAGCAGGACCTAGAAATCCTAATGCTGCTTATCTTATAAATGTTAACAGACAGTTCATCCAACGAGAAACTGTAAATTGGATCAACTATCAAATCGCTAACAATATATCTCCTTTCACTACTGGTTTCACTTATGATCAAACCAAATGCGAAAGAGATACAGGTTATGTAATCGATGCTTTAGTCTGGGACTTAACACACGGCGGCAATGTGAGATCTAGAGCGGCAGCATTAAGCTATGTTGGCGGAACATATACTTTATTATCTTCACAGAAAACACAAACCAACGCAGCACTAAATTATGCTATCAATAATGTGTTAGTCGCCGCAGTATTAGCTAACGCAGCACCTTTCCAAAACTATCAAGTACTAAATGGAGTAGCTGTTGGTTCTCGTATCAATCAAGTTATCAATACAAATTATACTTCAGAAACTGTATCATCAGATATTACTGCTTTATTAAAAATAATCACAGATGCTATAACAGCAGGTGTATCTACTAATATTCCTGCTCAGGTACAACCAAATTATACTATCTTGGCTAAAACTGGAGTATATTATGAAACATTACCTATCGTTGTGCCAGCGTTTACCGCGATAGTAGGAGACGAATTAAGATCTACAAACATACGTCCAGCTGCTTCGCAAGTAGCTGCTGGTGATGTCACTTACAGTCTAGCAGCATTGGCTTATATCAAGACTATAATCAGCAATGTAGTGACTGGTACCACAGTAACTACTAATCAAATCACATATTCACAAGATAAAACACTGCCTTTGGCTACAGGTACTGAAGGAACTACCGTACAGAATCTTGTACAAAATATCATCGACTATATTAATTTCTATATCAATAGCACAGGCAGTGCTCCAGCTATGACTGGTACCAACACACCGGCTAGCACTTACGATCCGTATGCCGCTGCTAGATTGTTAGAATTGAACAGAAACTTTATCGTAGCTCAAACTAATGCCTATATAGCAGCGACATATCCTGCTTATAGTTACAATGTGGCATCATGTTCTAGGGACGTTAATCGTTATATAGATGCTCTTAAATATGATCTAGTCTATACAGGAAATTATAAAACATTAACATACGCAAAACTATATGTCAATGCGGTAACTGGCAGTCTCTTACAAAATATGTTCTTGGTAAGAAATGCCTGTGGTCTAAGAAATTGTACCGTACAAGGATTGACAGGTACATTAGGATCAGCCAACGCATATGGAACTAAGAGACCTAGTGCTGGAGCCTATGTCAGCCTAGATCCAGGCTATGGACCAAACGATTCGGATGCTTGGGTAACCACAAGATCTACATATGTACAAAACGTGACTACATTTGGCACGGCGGCAATCGGTCTTAAGATCGATGGTAATTTACATAACGGTGGCAATAAATCTGTTGTTGCTAACGACTTTACACAGGTCATCAGCGATGGTATCGGTGTATGGTGTACCAATAATGGGTTGACAGAACTTGTGTCTGTGTTCTCGTATTATGGACACATGGGATACCTAGCAGAAGCTGGTGGTAAGATACGTGCTACTAACGGTAACTCATCATATGGTGATTACGGTACTGTGTCTGAGGGTGTTGATGCGACAGAAGTTCCGATCACTGCTCAGATTGACAATAGAGCATCCGCAGCACAAGTTGGGTTGACAGTACAAAACGGCAATGCTATACAGAGATTAGAATTTACTAATGCTGGTATAAACTATAATAATTCTGCTACATTTACTTTCAACGGGGCAGGTATTAATGCGGCAGCAGTATTTGACGAAACTAGAGATAATGCTATTTTTGAAGCTAGACAATTACAGTTAGCAGCAGATGGTTCAGATGGCATGTATGGCGGATCATCATACTATACAGCACAGAACGTTGCCCAGGCGGGCGGTCTATATCAGATCACGCTAGCTGCTACAGATAGCCAAACTTCTAGCGGTTATCTGGGAATGAGAATAGTCACTGTATCAGGTACTGGTGCAGCTCAACAGGCTAAGATCATCAACTACAACGCAGGTAACAAGATCGCTCTTGTGGCTAAAGAATCATTCGCAGATATCACAGTTACTGGTAGCACTATCAGTGGTAACACTTTGACTACTACTGCCGCAGAACAAGATAGATTGTATGCTAACATGCCATTGTATCTTAGCGCAGCTATTGGTGGGTTGAGTGCTAACTCTTTATATTATGTGGTTGGTTCTAGTATCGCTACACCCGGAACTACTTTCCAAGTTTCAACAGCACCGAGCGGATCTGCTGCTACGATAACAGCTACAACAACAGGACAAAACGTCACATTATATCAAGCAGGTTGGGAAGGAGCTATCAACGGTACCACTATCACATCACCGGATCCTTCTACATTATATTTGATCGAACCGAGAGTAACATTTGCTGCTCCAGGATTTAAACAAAACGCTACAGGCACACTACCGACCGTAGCTGTTGGATATAAAGATGGTGTGTTTAGTCAGACAAGATCTACTCATACAGGAGTGTCAGCGAGCGGTGGCGCTGGTTCAAGCGCAACCTTCAACATTACTAGAGTAGGATTGGTTTATACTGTAACATTAAACAACGGTGGTACGGGCTATGCTGTGGGAAATACTCTAACTATTTTAGGAACCAGTGTCGACGGTGCTACTCCAAGGAATGACATCACGATAACAGTTACAAAAGTTACAAGTCCTACAGGAGTTATCAGTGCGTTCAGCTCTACTGGTTTAGGTAGAGGTGGACAGTTCTTTGCTTTACCAAACAGTGGAGCAACAGGTGCATATTCAAGGGATGGCAGTACATGGACATCTACTACTATCACTAACCAATCTTGGGGAACAGTAGCTACTGGTACTATTAGTAACGTGGATTATGTACAAATATTGCCAGGTAGTGGATCGGCTAATTTCCAATACAGCACCAATGGAGGACAAACGTGGACAAGTTCTACGCTGCCAACTACACAATCATGGACCAGTTCCGCATTTGGTAATGGTGTATTCATGGCAGTGTCCAGCACATCTAATACACCTATAACATCATCAAATGGTACGAGCTGGGCTGTTACAGCCGGAAACCTTGGCGCTTTTACTAATTTAGTAGGAGTTGCTTACGGATTGGGTAGATTTATGGTATTGCCAGGATCAGCAGCTAACACAACAGCATCATACAGTCTCAATAACGGCACTACATTTGTGGCTACGACATTACCTTCCAGCCAGACATGGTCTGGTATAGCATATGGTAATGGAAGATTTGTAGCCATAGCGTCAACTAATAGAGCAGGTGCTATCAGCATAGATGGTGTAAACTGGACAGCAGTAACACTACCGAATGGAACTATGACCAAGATCAGATATGCTCAAGGTCTGTTTATGATGATAACTAGCGGTAGTGCTAATACTGTATGGACATCGCAAGATGGTATCAATTGGACTAACAGGACATTTGCTACCAGCGATACGAGAGCATTCCCATTCTTTGGTGATCCAAACAATGTACCAAGCTGGATAGTTCTACCGTCGAGTGCTACTACTACAGGTATCATAGCAAAAACTGGTGCTACTGCTACAGGCAGAGTTTTAGTAACTAACAACAGTATTTCTCAAACTAGAATCGTTGAACCTGGTTCGGGATATCCGTTCGGATCTGTAACTAACGTAGGACCTACAACAACTATCACAGTAACCAGCGTATCAGGAACTACTATAACCACTTCAACAAACTTGACTACTGCTGGTATACTATCAGATCAACCTATAGTATTCAGCGCAGGATTAGGCAATATCGTCGGCGGCAGTACATATTATGTGTTAACGGCTAGTGGCACATCGATGACTATTAGCTCTAGCTTACAAGGAACTGCTTTCACTGTAGGCACAGCATCTGGTACTATCACTGGTACTACTGCTAGCGTGATCAAAGTTGATCAAACTGATAATCTAGTCAATGGTCAACCTGTGAACTTTACCAATTTAGCTGCGGTTGGCTTGTCTACTAATAAAGCATACTATGTGATCAGCGGTAGTATCACTACTACCAGCTTCAGAGTTTCACAAAATACAGTATCTTCGACAGCGGCAACGCTGACCACACCAGCATCTAGTTTGGTGAATGCTTTTTATAACGCAGGCGGTGCTATAACTATAACTGATCCGAACCGTGTGTTTGCTGCCCCTATACAAGTAAGAGCTGGATCTAGTGTATTGGCTAATCCTACATTTACCAATAGAGGTACTTTATGGACTACAGCTACAACAACAATATCAGGCGACGGTGTTGGAGATATATTCCAACCAGGTCAATATATCTCTATCAAGAACATTAGCTCACTGCCAACAGTTGGATCGAATGTGGAATTCGCTTCATTACCGGGACAGTATTTCAAACTAGTTACTACCAGAAACTTGATAGGAACTGGTCCATATACTGCTACATTCCAGATCAGTCCGTTAATGTCCGTGACAGATTCTCCACCAGATGGCGATGCTATCACTGTAAGAATCAGATATAGCCAAGTGCGTCTAACTGGACATGATTTTTTGAGCATCGGTACTGGTAACTTTACCAATACAAATTATCCAGGAATACCACTGATCGCTTCTGATTCGGCCAAGCAGACCAAAGAGTCCGCCGGAGGTCGCGTGTTCTTTACCAGCACTGACCAAGACGGTAACTTCAACGTTGGTAACTTGTTCTCGGTACAACAGGCTACAGGTACTGCTACCCTAAATGCTAACGCATTCAATCTAGCAGGACTACAGAGCTTGAGCTTAGGCTCAGTTAACGTGGGAGGTAGCGCAGGCGCTACTATCACTGAATTCAGTACAGATCCATATTTCACAGCTAATAGCGATGCTATATTGCCTACTCAACGAGCTATCAAGGCATATGTAGCTTCACAAATTGGTTCTGGATCCAGTACTTTGAACGTAAATACACTTACTGCTGGTTCGATCTTTGTAAGCGGAAACACCATTACAACCACTACAAACCTCGAAATCAAAGTAACTACAAAATTGAATTTCATCAAGGGTGTGGATGGTTATCCAGTGGCCTTGAATTTGTTCTTAACATAACGGAGAAAAATAAATGGCAACAGGAGTTTTGGGCACATACGATCATACCGCAGGAGCTTGGTTTGCTCTATATACGGTCCCAGCCACTACATTTTCGGTGGTCAGCTTGTCAATGTGTAACAGAAGCAATCAAGCTGTGAACGTAAGAGTAGCAGTTTCTACAAGTTCAGTTAGCCCTGCTAACGGCGAAATCATCGAATTTGATGCAGAAGTATTAGGAAAAGGTGTGCTAGAAAGGACCGGTATCGTGATGGATGCCGGTAAAGTGCTTCTAGTTTACTCAAATGCTGCGGGCGTTAGCTCGGTAGCATTTGGAATCGAAACATCAACTGTATAATAAATATAGCATCAGGGGAATAAACAATGGGAAGATATCTTACAACTACAGGAACAGCAGGCAATACGGTCAGAGAGATCTCAGGAGCCTACTCTGCAGTAGTCAACGACAGAATTTTAGCTAATACTGCTAGTAGCGGTTTTACTATAACACTGCCTGCTAACAGCACATTATTTTTGAATGATACTATTCAGATCATTGACGTAGCAGGAAACGCAGCTATTAACAACATCACTATCGCTAGAAACAGCTCTAAGATCAACAATATCGCAGACGATTTCGTGATTGACGTTAACTATGCTGTGATCACGTTGATCTATACAGGATCAACATATGGTTGGATCGTAGCCAACGCTTAATGAAGGATAAAGACGGGTATGCCAACCTCGCTTAAAGCAACTAACGGTTTTAAAAGTCAGGCTTTCTGGAATCAGGAAACTAATCTAGAAAGAGGGACTATACATGTTTACACCCCAGGTAACGACTTCCAAAGTTTCCCCTGCTGCGGATGTTTCGTCGCACCTAGCTGTGGTACAGCAGTCATAGAAATCTGGGGAGCTGGCGGAAGCGGTTCTCGTATGTGCTGCTGTGGTGGCGGCATGCCAGGAAATTCAGGTGCCTATGCCAAAAAGACTATCAGAATGGGCGCAGGCTGTTATATCTATTTCTATGTAGGCATGGCCTGCGGTAACGCAGACTCTTTATGTTATAGAGGCTGTTCAGAAGCTACCTGTCTATGTTGGTTTGGTAACCAAGGACTTAGTGGCTGTATGTGCGCACAAGGTGGACAGGGCGGTATCAGTTACTGTTCTACAGGTACTTCTATGTACTGCTGCTATGCGGCCAATAGTTGGCCAACTACAAACTTAGGCAATGGTTGCGGAATCGTCTGTAATAATTGCTCAGGATCATATCAAGCATGTGCCTACGGTGGAGACGTTAACCTCTGTAGTAGGATTTCCTGCGTGGTCTATCTAGGCTGCTTGCCCAGCTGCGTATGTAACATCAATTGGAGCATGGCTATCCCCGCAGGACAATTTTCAAAATGCGGAGGCTATGTCAGCTACACGACAGAAAATAACCAAGACTACGCTAACTGGGTCGGTGTAGGACAACATAATCATATCATGGCACTGAATGCTGCCAGTCGTTGGCCACAACAGGGTATGCCATGGGCATACTGCTGGGGGTTTGGCGGTGGTTGCGGCTGTTACGAAAACGAAGGCTGTACAGGATTTGTTCCACCAGGACATCCTGGAATGGGACCGCTTCCATGTCCAGATGTGAGAGATCATGCTAGAAAAGGCGGCAGTGGCATGGTAAGAATTAAATTTATACCGGGAACATAAGATGCCAACTTCGATTAGAACATGGACACAAACTAGACTAAACTTCATCGCAGATAATGAAGAAAACTTAGAACGAGGTTCGATCTATCTGTTCAGCGGTTCTGCTGAAAGAACGAATTTTAGTAACGGTGGTTTTTGCTGGGTAGCACCTGCTACCGGACAGGCTATCGTAGACATTTGGGGAGCTGGTGGTAGCGGTGCTCGTATGTGCTGCTGCGGTGGCGGTCTTCCGGGCAATCCAGGAGCATTTGCTAGAAAATGTCTATGTATACAGTCTGGCTGCTGGATCTGCGGATTTACTGGTATGAGCTGCGGCTCACCAGATCTTTGCTTTAGAGGTTGTTCGGAATATTCAGGTATCTGCTGGCAAGCTAGCGGTACAAACGGTTGTGTATGCGCCCAAGGTGGCCGCGGAGGCACTAGCTACTGTTCTACAGGAACTTCTCTCTATTGCTGTTTTACAGCTGGTAACTTCTGTACTACACTAATCAACGCTAACTGTGGTGTTGTCTGTAACTATGGTTCAGGCACAGCCAGCTGCTGCGCACAAGCATTCGGTGGCGACATTAACTGTTTTGGCGGTTTTAGTTGTGTACTTTTCGCAGGTTGTCAACCAAGTTGTCCATGTTCAACAATCTATCACATAGCTACACCTCCATACTATTATTCAACATGCGGTGGAGTGATCACTTACACCTCTGAAGGTGATAGCGGAGCAGCTAACTGGTCGGGCGGTACATTGACAGGATACATACACGGTATGTCAGTCATGGGTCGTCAACCACATCACGGTACACCTCCAGAGCAATCTTGCTGGACTGGCGGTCGTACATGCGGATGTTACGAAGGTCAAGGATGTATTCCTTTTGTACCAGCAGGATTCCCAGGACCTGGTCCTTTGCCTTGCCCAGATGTTCGCGATATGGCATTCCGTGGCGGTCATGGTGCTGTAAGAATCAAATTCATAGCCGCAACAGAATAAGGTGAAATAAGAATGGCACAATCGCTTAATAGCTTAGTAAGATTAAAAACTCCAGATAGGAATGAAGATAACCTTGAATTAGGCCAGATCTTTGTGTTCAGTCCTGGCACCATGTATACCAACTTCTGTTATAACGGTGGTTCTGGTTTCTGTTGGAAAGCTCCAGGAACAGGTACAGCAGTTATCGAAATGTGGGGAGCTGGTGGTAGCGGTGCTAAGATGTGCTGCTGCGGCGGCGGAACTCCAGGAAATGCAGGTGCTTATGTAAGAAAAACTATTTCGGTTAACTCTAGCACATATGTTTGCGGTTGTACCGGATTTTCCTGTGGTAACTCAGACTCATTATGCTATAGAGGTTGCTCAGATCCTTCGGGATTAAACTGGGTGAATGGTACTGGTGCGATAGGAGCTACCAGTGGCTGCTTATGTGCCCAAGGTGGTAACGGTGGCCTTAGCTGGTGTTCTACAGGTACTTCTATGTATTGTTGTATGGGGGCTAGCGGATGGTGTACCACTTATCTAGGTACAGGTTGCGGTGTGGTCTGTAATTACTGTAATGGTATGTGGATTGCCTGCGGGTTTGGTGGAGACATTAACTGCTGCGGTCGATTCAGCTGTATTACCTATTATGGTTGTCTACCTAGCTGTATTTGTTTGTTCCAATATCATATTGCTGTACCGGCTAATTTCTTCTCATGCGGTTGCGGTAGTATGGCTAATTTCACAACAGAAAATGATAATAGGCATTCTAACTGGTCAGGCCAAGGTGTTAACCAACAGATGAACGCATTAGGAGCATTGAGTAGATCGCCGAGACAAGGTATTCCGCAAAGCTACTGCTGGCGTTCAGATCGTAAGTGTGGATGTTATAATATGCAGGGCTGTATGAACTATAACCCACCTGGTGTGGGCGGTGTCGGACCAGCTCCGTGCCCAGACGTCCGCGATCACGCTATGCGTGGTGGAATGGGCGCAGTGCGTATTAGATTCTTTTGATAAATAGTTTAGAGGATAAAAATGAGAAAGTTATTTCAAATTACATTGCCCGACGAACCATACAAAACAGCCACTACTAAAAATCAAAAAGTAGACTGTATGTATGTGGGCCCACGATATATGGTACTTTGTATCGATAATACTACTGATTTAGTAAAATATGTAGGTAGACGTGCTGACACGATCGAAGAAGCAGAATTAGATAATCACGTAGAAGATGATCATTATCATGTTTTGCTAGATGCTTCTGTGAATACATTTGAAGCAGCATATCTTACAGGACAGTACGAACACGGTGAGATAGAGAATTATACCGAAACGTTACCTACAAAAAACGCAGCAGGTGAGTTCGAAACTTATACATATCACTATGATGATTACAGAGGTATTATAGGACAGATTTATTGGAATCAGGTTCTTTATTACAATCCTTCAAATAAAACTTTCAAAGAACCCGCAAGAAGAGAACATGCTACTGACTGGGATCAAGTAGTAAAAACTACTAAAGATGGGGCTGCTGAAATACGTAAAATGTTAGAAGCTAATGATTATTTTCCAGCTCAATTAGCAGTTATCAATGAATATCTAGATTGGGTTGATACTTTTGAAGAAAAGTATGCTGATGTAGATCATTGGAAAGTTCCATTTCCACCATATCCAAACATGGCTTAATTTAGTCTGGACCAGATCTAGGTCGACTGTTACCGTATAGCTAATATATAGTAGCACTCGACCTATATTCTTGGAGACTAAATGGAACAGCAACAACCAACACAGCGATCAAAAGCCTTTTTCTTAAATGGCGGCGCTGGCAGAGTTCTATGCTCTATCCCGGCATTAGAAAAATACGAAGAAGAATCAGGGGATAAAGATTTCATCATAGTGTGCGAAGGTGGTACGGAAGTGTTCAAAGGACATCCTACACTAGACAGCAGAACATATGACAATTGGCACAAGAATCTTTTTGTAGAAAAAATCAAAGATCGCGATTGTGTAACACCCGAGCCTTATAGAGTTTGGGAATATTACAATCAAAAATGCGATCTAGCACAGGCATTTGATATCGAAATCAATAGAAAAGGCATTAGAGAATTACCTAAACCTAATCTAAGATTGAGCAAAGACGAATTGTTAGTAGGTAGACAGCTAATCGCCGACGTCAAGAAAAAAATCAAGAAAGAAAAAATCATAGTTTTCCAACCATTTGGCCGAGGCATAGACTATGTCGATGGTTCTTTTGTAGATCGTACTAACAGAAGCTTTGAATTTAAAGATGTAAAATCAATCATACGAAAACTTCAAGAAGCCAATTACGGTGTCGTAATGATGGGAGAAATGCGGCTCGATCTTACCAGCGAAAAACTAAAAGATGATGTAGCAGCACCAGAAAACACTACCATAAGACAGTGGGCAGCTATCATCAAATACGCAGATCATTTCTTGGGCTGTGACAGTGTGGGTCAACACCTAGCCTATATCGTAGGCAAACAATCTACTGTAGTATTCGGATCTACATATCCAGTTAACGTGTCTTACCCTAATTGTAAGTACATGAATCTTCTAGATATGGCTGAAGAAATAAGAGAATATAGTCCTATCAGGATTACACTAGACGAACGTATTGATAGAAAACTAGAAGGAGTTATGTCCATGACTCCGGAAATTGTTGATTATGTAGTGAATGCTGTTTTAGGGAAGAAACAAAAATGAGTGAAAGCAAGAATCCAATGTTAAACACTGGCTGGATCGCAGCCATAGCTAGAGGTCATAATTCAGGTATCTGTCTATTCAAAGACGGAGAGATCGTTTTTTCTGCTGAAGAAGAAAGATTTACCAGACAGAAATACGACGGCGGTCCGTATGCTTCGATGATGAAAATCAAAGAATACACAGACAAAATCGATTATCTAGTAGTAGCACACACACAAAAATTAAATGAAACTGCGGGTCGTGTTGACTATTCTGGTGATGATGTATACACAGGATTAGCTCGTAAGATGAATCTTATTGATCGAAAAGCTGATTTACATAATCATCCTCAAGTAATTGACCTTAGTTTTATGCATCATAAGCTACACGCTGCTTGTGCGTTTTATCGTTCGGGATTTGATGATGCTGTAGCATTGATTGTAGATGGTGCCGGTACTTTCATCCAGATGTCTTATGCTAACCAACCTATATGGGTATGGGAAGTAGAAAGTATCGTAGACTGTTCATATCCATCAAAGTTCAAAACTTTGTACAAGCATTATGGTACTAGAGAGCCTATTGCTGGTGCTATCGAAACTAGCATTCCGTCTGATCAGTACGGTGAAGTAAATGATTTTCATGCTGCCGTATTATCAGACAGAGCAGGTATCGTTAAGACTTACGAAGCAGTCACAGAATATTGTGGGTTCAGTGCTATCGAAGCAGGCAAGACTATGGGATTGTTCCCATACGGACAGAAAAACGATAAGATTCCTCCATTGTTTGATTTTACATCTAAGGTACCCTTATCAAACAGAAATGTTATAGTTCCAGCATATCCTTCGTCTGCTAGAGTCAACGCACAACTATTTGATTATTTGGACGAAGAAATTCCAGAAGGAGTAGATCCTACTAAATTACAAAGTCGTAGAGATTTGGCTTATGCTTGTCAAACACAGACTCAAGACCAAGTAGTGAGATTGATACGAAAAGCTGTAGAAATTAGCGGCAAGAAGAAAGTAGTGATCAGCGGTGGCTATGGTCTTAACTGTGTGGCCAATTATCATTATCTAGAAGCATTGAAAGACGGGGGTATCGAAATTTATGTAGAACCTATCTCTAACGATGCCGGAACAGCTATGGGAGCAGGACTGATGTTTTGGCATGCCATGACTGACAACACAGACATACAGAAACTAGATACCCTTTACCTCGGACCTAAGTACGAATATACACAGGAAGAAATTGCGGAAAAGGTCAAGTACGCAGGTGGCGAGTTGACAGACGCTACCAATGAACAAGTAGTAGAACTGCTACGTTCTAAGAATATCGTGACGATCTTCCAAGGTAGATCAGAAAACGGTCCGAGGGCCCTAGGCAATAGAAGTGTTTTATTTGATCCTACATTTCCAGATGGAAAGGATTTTGTAAACACTGTCAAACGTCGAGAATATTTCCGTCCTTTTGCGGGCAGCATTATACATGATGTTGTACATGATTGGTTTGATCTGCGCGGCATGGATGAAAGTCCTCACATGATGTATGCTGTAAACTGTAAGCCCGGAATCGCAGAAAAGATACCCAGCA